GCTTCATCGAGCGTTGCGTTCATCCAGTCCTGCGCCTGCAGGGTTTTATCAACCAGCCGCCCGAGGGTCCGCCGCGCCACCTCCGCCAGCGAGTGTTTGACCTGCGACTCCCCAGCGTGGAGCATCCGAGAGGCGATCATCGAATCAAACAAGCGTCCCCTCACCTCAACGCCCGACGCCATCAGGCACTTCACGTCAAACGCGAGGTTGTGGCCGTACACCTCCAGCTCAGGGTTCGCCAGAAAAACCCCCAGCGCATTCCACTGCTCATCACCCCAGGTCTTGAGGTCAAACCACATGGACACGCGCTCGTTATGGAATTGGATCAAGCGCTGCTGGTGCCGCCCCTCCCAGCACAGGGGGACAAGAGCTGTCTCTAGGTCCAGCGCAAACTCGGTGCCCAACGACTGAAGCTGTTGAAGAAGGGCAGCGTCGTGTTTCTCAATTCCCACAGTGAGTGCCCTCCCAAGCGCGGAGCAGCTCAGCGTCCGAGCACTCACCCAACGTCAACGCCCAACAGGTGACCCACCTAACTTCATCAGGATCGAGGTGGGCAAAGGTTTGGAGCTGCACATCAGCGATCATCTCCAGCCGCTCCTGCTCCCCCAACTCAAAGCTGTCGTACTCAATGTCCTGCAATGACAGCCATCTGAGCAGGGGGCGGATCAGGCGTTTCACCAATCTTGTTTGGGTAGGGGTGTCCTGATGCTACCGGACGCGGTCAAGAGGCGCTACGGTCCGCCTGTCCGAATCCCATGCAAGATGCTCCGCGACGACCAAACCCCCGCACTCCAAGACCTCCCACCCCAGTGGCGTTACTGCCTCACTGGGGCAAACGACGACAGCAAGCAGTGTTTTGAGGAGGGATGGAATCAACCCGGCTCAGGCCGAACCCTCGAAGAAGTCCTAAGAATCAACTCCTCGCCAGACGCCTATGAGAAGTGGAAAAGCAGGAAAATGCTTGGCGTGGGTGCTGTCACCGGCCCCGAGAGCGGCGGCCTACTGGTAATCGACTTCGACGGCGTTGGATCCCAGGCAGTCCGCGCCTTCCGCGATCACTTCCACCACAACCCCAGCGAACTCCCTCAAACCCTGGCCAACGTCAGTGGCAAAAAGGGGCGGGGCAAGGTGTACCTGCGTGTTCCCCCGCACTGGTGGCCGCAGCTTCAAAACCGTTCCGCCAGCTGGAAGGTGGACGACAAGGTGGTGCTTGAGGCGATGTGGATGAACGGCACCGGCACCGGACGCCACGCCGTCATCTGCGGCGACCACCCCCAGAACTCCCTGCATTTGCCGCTCTTCTACAGGTGGTTGGATAAGGGAGCGCCTGGCATTGTCGAGTGGGCCGAGGCACCTGAGTGGTTGCTGCTGGGCGTGATTGCCAAATTCGACGAGGTTGTTCCCGAGAGTCGTGACGAGCGGCGCCGCGCAGGTGACGACGACGCAACACCATGGGAGCGACTCACCACCCGCGAACGCCTTCAAATCATCGAAGAAGCACTGCCCTTCTGCCCCCAGCGAGACGGCAAAGGTTCCGGCTCCTACGAGAAAGTGCGGCGCATTTTATGCGGCATGATTTACGAAATGGGTGTAGAACCAACGCTGCACTTAGTATCAGTCAGTTCTTGGAACACTAAGAACGATTGGGGTGATAGTACAGCGGAAAAGACTATTCTTTCGTTGTCTAAGAGCAATGTATCGGAGGACCAACGTGCGCGGATTGGCAGTCTCTTTCACTTCGCCAAAAATAACGGCTTCTCCTGGCCCACCTGGGCTTTGCCCCCGCTGGAGCAGACGGAGCTTCACATCGACGGGCTGAAGAAAGTGTTAAATAAGATGAACCTTTTTGCCCACGACAAGGTTGCGCTTGCCGCGATGGGTGGCAGGGCTTGGCGTGAATATGGCGTAACCAATGAGGATCTTTATCGCCTGCGGTTGGAGCAGTACCTTGGCAGTTCGGCTACATCCAGCTCTCAAACAATGACTACTGCCAATACTTCTGATCGCACAGATAATTTGGCGACCGATGTAATTGACGGATTCTTGGGTCGCAGGGTTCATGTGCTGGCGGGTGGTAGCCACAGCGGCAAAACCACCCTTGCCTGCTTCCTCGCCAACCGGGTAGTCGAGGGCCAAGGCATCGACATCGACTCCACCCGCCACTCAACTGAGAACAAAGGTCGTGTATTGGTGCTCACCAGTGACTGCAGCGATATGGACATGGTCCGCGATCTAATGCTGGAGGGTATTGACCCAGAAACAGCAGGCGATCGAGTACGGATCTCAAGCGGCACCACGTTTGAGGACATGATCCCAATCGTGCAAATGATCAGCGAGTTCAAGCCAGACCTTGTGATCATGGACTGCCTCACATCCATGGCAGTTCCTGGCGTCAAGATCGGCGACCCGGCCTACGCCGATCCCATTCGCTTACTGGTGCGGCACAACGGAACCGCCTGGCCCAAGTGCGCCTTCCTGGTCCTTCACCACACCAGCCGCGACGAGCCCACCCGCTTCAGTGGCACTGAGCAGATCAAGGCTGCGTGTGAGGAGCTTTGGCTGTATTACGCCCCGGAGCTGCTGAAGTGGCGCAAGGGCCAACCCCGCCCTGCGTGTGGCAAGACCCGCCATCTGGTGATGGAGAAGAGCAGGAGCGGCTATGCGGGCCGTCACCTGTGCGTCACCCGCGACGGCTTCCAGGGGCTATGGCAGTTCACCAACCCCAATGCTCAAGACGGCTCTCCGCTCGATCACCTGGCTGTGCGATTCCGCACCGTTACCAACGACGAGTGGCGCATTGCGTCTGAGTGGCAGCAACTGCTGGACCTGAAGTTCCACCCCCGGTCCCTTCGCCGCTACCTCGATCAACTGGTGGGGCCGGTGCTTGAGGCAGAGAATCGTCGTTCAGATGCCCTAAAGGGTAAAACGACTACCCATTACCGACCACGTCAGTCCCTTCGCAACGCAGCCCAACAGATGCTTCACAGCAAGGGCGACGGGATCAATCTCGTGTGATTTAGGGCTACCTACCGGGGTTGGGGAATGCCTCCCAACCCTGTTTCCCCTTAATACTCTCACCCTTATTTTGTCCGCGTTAGCTGAAATCCACTGCGCTGCAAGCGGTTTGAACAGGGACAGGTAACACGGCACAACGCGGACAGTGTCCCTGTAAATGTCCCCGATAACGCCAAAACCAATTCGTTCTCAATAGCAAGTGCTTGTTGACATCGCGGACAGTGTCCCTGATATGCCCTGATAACTGTCCCTGTTCACATCCATTCCCCCACAGGGGGTTACAGCTAACGCGGACAGTTCTCAGGGGGGAGAATTAAAGGGAAATGCCCCAAAAACCTCCTCTCCCCACCCCAGTTAGCCCCAAGTGCCCTACTCTTGACCCCTACCTACATAGGGTTCACCGTGTCCAACCTCAGTACCAAGACTGCACCCATCCTGTTCACCATGGATCAGGGGGTTGCCCAGTTCGCCGCAGTGTGGAGAGCGTTCTCCTCCCAGTGGACCCAACCCCAGATCCTGAAGATGTGGGCGGAGTACCTGGGCACCCGTGCATTGCACAGCAGTCAGATCGACAGCCTCAAGCGCCAGCAACTTTCGGAACCCGGCCCAAAAATGTTCCTGGCCATCGGCTACGTCAACTGCGCACTGGCCCGCTCCAACAATCACCCCGAGCACCTGATCGAAAAGGTCAAAGACATTGGATACGCCCCCACGCTCCCAGGAACCCTTGAGCATCTGTGGCTGCACCGCAAGCCCCTGCTCGACGCTCAAGGCGTCGCTATGGGCCCCACAGGCGTCTTTGAGGCGTTCTGCGGCCTCCGTGACCTACCAAGCTCGAATCGCCCCTCCCTGACCGGCACAGAGGCGGAGATTGCGTGTAGGGCAATCGGCTCCTACCTGCGGATGCAGCTCCCCAAGCTGGGCATCGACTGGTACAGCCAACTGCACGAACTTTCAAAGCAGTGCCCAACGGTCCACCCCCTGTTGATGGGTGACCTGATCAACGGCGACCGCCTTGCCCAAGACCTCCCCGACTTGGCACTCCTCTCAGGCACCAGCACCGAGTCGCTGTGGGGCACCATCGAAAACGCGATTGCCCACGCTGCACCCTAACTAGATAAGGTGTGAGCACCACAACCTGAACAGATGCCGGAGTTCATCGTCCAGCCCCGCCCCCAGTCCCGCACCACCCATTGGGGTGAACTCAAGCGCTGCCGCAGTTTCAACCTCACCGACACCTGCATCGAGCTGATCACAGCAGGCGCAGACAGGGAAGGGTGCAACCGTTCTGAGTGGTTGGAGCGCAAGGTCCGCCAGTTGGCAGTGGAAGCACTTGACGAACTCAACCGACCTAGGTAGGGTTAGCGCACCCCAGACAGGGGACCAGCAACGCTCACCACTCTGCATGGCATTTTTCTCCAAAACTTTCACCGAAGCAGCAGCCCCCGTACAAACCGAAGGTGCAGGCCGCGATAGCTACGTCAACCCCAGTTCTATTGGCAAGAGCCTCCCTAACCCCTTTAGGTTCAGCATCCTTAGTGAGGAACCACTTGAGGGGTACGAGGTTTGGTTTGACAAGGTTGACGGCAGCAAGACCAAGCGCATCGCAGCTGGCGCCAAGCCCACCGCTGCAGTGCTTGCGGAGTACGAAGCACAGATCGGTGGCACTGTTGCCTTCGAGGTTGACTTCGAGACCAAGCAACCCACCGACCGCCAAGCCATCAAGCAGGCAGCAGCGTTCTTCATTTACGACTACGACGCCAAAGCGGTGAAGGTGCTCTCCTACACCCAGCGTGGTCTGCTCGACTCCATTGCCCGCAAAACAGGCGACCCGGATTACGAAGACCTGAGCGCATGGGATTTCGAGATCACCAAGGTGATGGGCCCTCGCATTACCTACGAAGTGGGCGTAAAGCCTTCCCTTCGTGCGAAGGACAAGGCCATCGGCGCTGAAGTGGAGCAAGCGTGGTCAGGTGCTGTTGCCAAGGGCGCAAACATCTGGCGCCTAACTGACGGCGGCAACCCCTTCGCCGAAAAGGGATGAGCACAACCCGCTATCTGCTCAAAACAGCTCGCGGGTATTTCCGGGCGGAGGACCCTCTCCGCCCCAGCTCAGACAACCAATGGACACCCCACGCCTCTGAAGCCCACCAGTGGATAGATGCCGACGCTTGCCACTCCGCTTGTCGCCGGTACACCGCAACTTCAGGGGAGGGGGCTTCAGTTGTTGTCCAGGTTTTGAAGAACGGCAACCTCGGTCAATGCTCTATCTAAATGTCCAAGCACCTTCTTGATGATCTGCGTGACGGACTAAGTGATGAGGAGGAGGCAGTGCTTAAGCAGCTCACGGAACTCGACATGCGTTCTATTGAGCAAGCACTCGCCCTCCGCACTGGCGTCAAGGCTCAGTCCCTCACCTCAGGGCTCTACCTCACAGACTCCTCGATCGACGCCATCACCACCGCGTTGTTGAGGAGCTGATGCCACCCCGCGAACGCCTAACCGCGCTCCCAGCGCCCAAGGCGCAAGCCCAAAGGCTGGCGGACAAGAGCGGATACAAGAGCCCGCTCGGTGTGCTCGACAGTGTTACCAGGATTCTTGGCAAAACTTCCGACCCCACCAGCAAAAAGCGACTGGAGCAGTGGCTCAAGCGCCCCGACGCCGAAGCCATCTCCGGTGATGCCAAGCAACGCGGCACCTGGCTCCACACCTGCACTGAGGAATGGATCAAAGCTCATGCCGCAGGTGAACCACTGCCTGAGTTCAAGAACTTCGCTTATGGCGGCTATTGGCGCTGCATGAGGCCGTTTCTTGAACAGCACTTCGTACAACTTGTTGCACAAGAGCAGGCCGTGTATCACCCGACGAGGTTTGCTGGGAGCTTTGATTGCCTCGCCTACACCAGCTACACAGAGCGCGAGGACCTCACCCCAGAGCAGGCATCAGATCTCCTGTGCTTGATGGATTGGAAGACCTCCAAGAACCCCCGCGATGAAAAGCTCGTATTCGATTACAAGTGCCAGCTGGGCGCCTACGCGAAAGCGATTGACTACGTTTTCGGTATTCGTCCTGAACGTGCTCTGCTGGTTATTGCTCGCCCCCATGGCAACTTTCCCGACATCTGGGAACTTACCGGGGATGAGCTTTGGGATTTTGGGGATCAATTTATTCAGCGGGCCAACAACTACTACATCACAGAACACAACTACGAAAAGTAACTGATGGCTGACCTCACACTTCCGCCCCGCAACACCACGACCGCCTCGCTGCACTTCACGAGCGACGATCACACCCCCCGGTTGGATGCCTTGTTCACGATCCGAGGGCTGCTGCACGGTCCCGAACTAAGCGACTGGTTGCAAGTGCTGATCAGCGAGCACGGCAACCGTGATTTGAACGCTTCGATCGACGTATGGCACCACAGCCCCGACGGCGCCTTTGACCACTGCGAAGTGACTTCTTGCCACCAGTTCTCATGAACACCCAACCCACGCCCCCCGCAACCCCCAGTGCGTCGTTGTCCGACACCTTGGCCGAGCGCGGCAAGCGCTACGGCGAGTTCAAAGGCCACGCCGAGATCACGATGGACATCAAGCGGATCATCACCAATGCCTGCGCCGACCGGCATCAGGTGCTGTGGGACGACCAGACCGAGGCACTGCACATGATCGCGCACAAGATCGGGCGCATCTTGAACGGCGATCCCAACTACGCAGACAGCTGGATCGACATCGCCGGTTATGCCCAACTCGTTGCGGATCGCCTCACCAGCGCACAGGGAGCAGACCAGGCGTGAACGACCCAATCACCCCACCGCCTGAGCTGGTGCATCAGTGGGCAGACATGTTGAGCCACCGCTCAGACCATGCCGTGTTCAGTCTTGCCGCCCAGTGGGGCGCCGACCAGGAGCTGGAGGCGTGTACTGCATGGCTGGTTCGCAACTACAACTACCCAGAAGTTGGCAACCCCCTCCGCGGCGCCCGCCGCCCCAAGCCGCCGAGCTTGAAGGAACAGGCGCTAGATGCATTGCGTGAGGCTGAGTCAACCGGCTGCCTCTATGTCCACGGTCGAAGCGACACCATCCGCCGCGCACTAGAGGCATTGCCAAATGACTGACCTCTCACCCGCCGCCCAGGCGGTGCTAGATGCAGCGACAGCAGGCTATTGGAAGTCGCCTTTTGACTCCGAAGGAAAGGGTGCTGCCGCCGTCCTTCGCGCACTGGCTGAGTACCGCACCCCACATTGGGACGGAACTGGCCCAGCCTGTCACTGGCATCCAACGCCTCAGGTGCGCCGTGAATTGCTCAACATCGCCGACGAGCTGGAGGCCACCCCATGACCCCCCAGCCCCCCACCACCACACCCCTGTGGAAGGCGCTCGACAACGCCCTGAACCTCCCTTTCGTAATTCACCGCTGCGAGTGGGCCCAAGCACTTGAGCTACTGGCCGACCGCTTTGAATCGCACCCCGAGGTATACGCAACGCTGCGCTACGAAGCCGACCGCGCCCGTAACCCCACCCACCTTCCCTAGGCAAGGTCCCAAGGCGCCCCACGCGCCTCACGGCAACTTAGCTCTAACAAGGTATCTGCCCCCCAGTTATGCCCGACGACGCATCTACTGACGCCCAGCTAACGGACTACGAAGGTCCACAAGATTCGCTGGCCGGTGATGTGCCGAAGCGCCGGCAAGCATTCACCGCCTACGAGATTGCAGACCAGACCCGCATTGTGCAGGACTGGTTAGCAGCGGGTGTACGTCCCAATGTGATCAGACAGCGCTGTTCGGACAGGTGGGGCTTTTCTACACGAACTGCTGAGCACCGGATGCAAGCTGCCCGGCGTCAAATGGTGGCCGACATTAACTGTTTGGACCGCGCAGAGAAAGTGAGTGAAATGCTGGAGAAGTTGGAGAATGTGATTGAGCAAGCGCTCGATTCACGGATGGGAGCTAACGCGATCGGCGCGATGCGGCTTCAGGCCGACCTGCTGCAACTCATTCAAAAACGCAGCAACTAACGCCCCACAGCGTAAAAATCGCATTCAAGGGGAAGGCGCAAAAATCGCATTCACTATGCGTTTTTCGCATTCAAGGGGGAAGGCGCCGTGGGTGCCTGGGGCGCTTCTGACCCCCAGTTACAGCAGCGGTGGTGCTCTGGGGGTTGACGGGTGAGCCCCCTGCGCGTAGGATTCGTGGGCTTGTGTAGAAGTGAGCACCGGGGCCGATAGCGCGAAAGCCTGTCAGCCCCAAGCATTTCTGACCCGGCCAAATTTGGCTGGTTCTCAACAGTGAGCGTTGTTGAGTCTCAACAACCCCCTTCTAGGATCGCCCCTAAGGGCCCTCTAATCAGCGCCCACCTCTTAGGTGCGTTCTTCCCTTTGGTCGCCCTGGGCGGCACCTAGGGGGCAATCGGAGGCGGTCACAATTAGGACATAAAGCCCCAACCCCGCGGGGCCCTGGTGCGCATCGTCGCCCAGGGGCACCCATAAAGAAAGCCCCCGGCGGTGAACCGGGGGCGAAAGTTAGAAAGGCAAAGCGTCAGTGTCTGGGGTGTCGGGCGGGGGCCTTTGGTCTTTGAGTCTGAATCGCACCGCGGGGGCGGTGATGGCTTTGCGCATCTGGGCGACTGACACCGCCAAAGCACGGGTGGCCCGTATCGCCAGTTGATCGTCGCCATTAGCAACGGCTTTGCCGCCGATTAGATCTAGTCGGTAGATCGCAAGCATCGCCTGCTTGTCAAGCTCTGCGGGGTTGCAATCGGCGACTAGATCTAAGGTTGCGGCGCTGGTGTATCTGCGGGCGGTGCGCAAAGACACCCCGAAGCGGGCGGCGATTGTCTGGGCGGTGAAAGCAGAACCCGCCCCAGTCGCCAACAGCTCCAAAGCCGCGGCGATCCTTTGGCTGATCTCTGCATCGGATGCCCGATCAGGCATCGGCACCCGTTGCGACGGGTTCGGGCTGTAGAGCACTGATCAGGCGTTCTACGTTCTCCTTAACCCTCAAAGCAAAGGCGAGGTGCTTTGCTTTGCGTTCTGCATCATCAGCCCATCGGCGGCTTGAGATATTGTCAAGGATCGCATCGCCGATGGTGTCCTGATCGAACCCGCGAACCTCAAGGGAGTTACCGTCAGTGTCGCGGACGATCAGCTCAGAGGATCCGTAGGGCAGATAAAGGCTGCGCATATGGCCATCGAAGCGGGTTGTTGTTGTGCTGTTCATGGTGTTTGTTTGGTAGAAGTGAACCGGCGAAAGCCGGACACCAGAAAACACCCGCGGGAGTGCCGCGGGTTCTGGTGTTAGTCGTCGCCCAGGGGCAGAACCTAGTAGGGGTTGTAAGCTTCCACCCCCGTTTGTGCTGTGAAAGCTTCCAACGCTTTCAGGGTGTTACCCCCTATATGCCAGCGATACAACCCCAGAGGGGTTGCGCTCTCCTTCCAATCGTAAACAGTGAACAGGGTGCCATCTGCGCACCGGAACCCCCAATGGGCGGTGACCTTGTCACCCTCCCTTTCGTGAGGGGGGCCAAAGCAGGCGATCAAATGCGCAAAGGTTGTGTTGGCGTATCCCACCAGCGAGGTGCCGCAGCAGTTAGCACGGCCCATCAAACAGTAAGGGGTGCCGATGTGTGAAAGCTGTAGGGGTGTTGGGGTTTTCATTAGTGGCCAATGCAAGAGATACGGGTTGCTAGTAGATCAAAAGATGGAATGTGGGAGTCCTGGGCGACGGGTTGCCAGTCGGCGATAATCTCCGCGATGGTGTAGTCGCGGTGGGGATCAAATACTGCGTGAAAGAACGCCAAAGCGTTGATTATGTTTAAGCGTTCTGCGTCGCTGATCGCCAGATGGTGATTCGTGATCCTTCCGAGATCTCTCATGCTCTGGTCCCCGCGAGGGCGAGGGTGTGGGCGGTGTTGGCGGTGTCGGCACCCCTGCCAAACCACAAAGCCTCCAATCGTTGCCGCGCCGATTCGACCGGATCCTTTGACCTTCCCGCATCGTGCGACAGGTGCTCTGTGATCGCGTTGTATGCCCCCCAGTAGGTGCCGCTTGTTCCGGGGAGATCAGCACCGATTGCCGCCCCCTGAAACTTCGCCTCCAACGACTCGAAGAAAGGGAGATCTTCTACGGTCTTTGGTCGGGCGGTGTTGGCGTTGCCGCGGGTGTCGTTGGTTGTGCCTTTGAGCTGATCAGCAAACACCCCCGCGACGTAATCCCGGAACAGCTGATCGGTGCAGGGTGTCGCAGCCATCGCCTTAAGTTCTTCCAACCCCCCGGTGAACTGTTGCCGCCTAACGTCGATCAACAGAGGGAGGCGGGCGATTAGATCGTTTGCGTTGCTGGTGTGACGGATTCGGCGGGTGTTGTTGGCGTTGGCGGCGCCCAGGGCCTGGGCGAGGGTGTTGGCACAGACAACCCGCACCGGGGAGAACAGCACCTGAAAGGCGACCGTCCCATCGTGCGAGGTTGCGCCGACTAGGTGCTGACGCACCTGATCGCCCTTGCTTACCTCGCCCTCTGCACCGCGGATGGTTGCTGTGAAAGTGACCTTTCGGCCTTCGGCGAGAACGCAAACAGCGTCGATCTCGATGTCTTCGCGGAGCGCTTCGGCAACCCTCAACAGCTGTTCGTTTTGCACTGTTTGGTAGGTGCTTGACATCACCGAAAGCACCGCCCCTGTATCGGTGCGGGTGATTGCTTTGGAACCGGGGATCTCAATACAGTCGGCGGTGTAGATCGGGCGGGGGGCGACGTTAAACAACGCACCGCCCAGGGCGAAAGCGTCGCGGGCGGGAAGGGTGCCATCGACAACGTGCCCCAGCTGGTGCCATGCCGGTTGACCGTGGAAGAAAGCACCTGAAGTGAATTGGTGGGCCATAACAAATAAAGCGATTGTGTGGGTGTTGTTGTTTGTTTGCCGTTAGTCGGCGAGGGTTGTTGCTATCGGTGCCCCTGCGATGCGAGGGGCGGTGATGGTGTTGGGGGCGAGGGTGTCC